AATGCCATGGGGGGGAACGGGTCCCCGGTGGCCTCCATGAGTTTATGGATGGGGTTGTTTACCAGTGCGCCAAGTGATGCTTCTGGGGGGACGGAGGTTTCTGGGGGGAATTACGGCAGGAAGTCCGTGGGAGCTTGGACTACCGCGACAGTGGTGGGGTCGGGGGTGGGGTTTTCTAATGTGACCAACACTGTCTTCGCGACCGCTACGGCGGGGTGGGGGGATGTGAGTTGTTGGGCGCTTTTTGATGATAGTTCTACAGGAAATATGATTATGTGGTCGTCGTTGACGATCCCCCAGACGGTAGTGACATACAGCATTCCTATTTTTAACGCGGCGGTATAGGAGAAGAGAATGGGTAGTTTTACTAATTATTTTGAGAAGAACATCCTGAATGCGATCGGTGGGAACGATGCGCCTATTGCATCTACCACGATGTGGATGGCTTTGTTCACTGTGGCCCCCTCTGATGCTTCGGGCGGAACTGAGGCAACGGGTGGTTCTTATGCAAGGAAGTCCACGGGCGCTTGGTCTACTTGCACCGACTCCGGAGGGTCGATCTACAACGTAGCCACGATCACTTATGCAACTTCCTCGAATACCTGGGGTGGTTCTCTGACGCATTTTGCCATGCTCACGGATTCGGCTACTGGAAGCATGATTGCGTGGGGCACTCTGACTGCGGCAAGAACTATTGCCACGAACGATGTGGCGGCTTTTGCGGTGGGGTCGGTGACGATCAGTCTGGACTAAATGGCGACACAAGTAGCCGCAGATGCTACGCTTGCGGCAGTTAATACCGCGATGGGTCTTTGCAACGATGGGGATACTCTTGTTATCCCGGCCGGATCGGAGACGTGGGCAGGGACTCTAACCGTTACAAAAGAGCTTACCATAGTCGGGGCTGGAACGGCATCTACCATAATCACGGCAGACGGTGCGACTCGGCAGTTGTTCAGATTCAACCCCGGCTCGGACAAAGCCCTTGATCTTAGTGGAATATGCTTCAAAGATGGGAAGGGAGTCCTTATTTCTGGTGACAAGGGTAATTCATATTGCCTTGATAGCGTCAGAATACACGGGAATAAGTTTTGGAGAAACTCGAATGGGACCGATTCGATATATATCGACGGTTGGTTCGAGGGGCTGATAGATCACAACGAGTTTCTGAACTGTAACAGGGCGATAATGCTTGTTGGAGATAACAATTACGCGTGGGGAAGGACTATTGCCGCCGCAACCGAACACGCAACGTTTATCGAGGACAACACTTTTACCCAAGACGGGGCGTGTATTGAGGTCAACGAGTGCATCTACCACCAGGAAGGGGCGCGAACGGTTATTCGGTACAATACCTTCGACGCCTCTGCGTACACTTACGACTTTTGCCCATTTGATGTTCACGGAAACCAGAACTACTATGATGGTACTGGGGATTTTAGGGGCCAGCCCATCGTGGAGGTCTACGAGAACACGTTTGACTACCAGAAGTCTTACAGGGTTCTGTATTTCCGGGGCGGCTCTATTCTTTGTTACAACAATGCCTTTACCTATGTTACCTCGTCTACCGAGATCGTATTAAGTGAAGAGGAGGGATGGCAGGCGGCATTTTTCTCTCCACTCGACGGAGCGTGGGCGGCAGAAGATCAGATTATGAACTCTTTCTTTTGGGGCAATACCAGGAATGGTAGCGCGGCCGGGATACATTTGCAAAATGGAGCTGATTCTACTTTTATTCAGGAGGACCGCGATTATTTCCTTCACGCTCCCGCCTCAAGCGGGGGAAGCGAGACATATCCCACGAGGGCCGGGGCTTCCGATATGACATTTTCGGGGTCTGGAGCCAATGCCTATTACCCGTATACCGAATATACCTATCCCCACCCCTTGCAGGGTGCGGCCACTTCTTACATTAGGATATACTGATGGCGGAGCTTGGGTTTACCGAAACAACCAGCTTGACAGACGAAGGCGCTAACGCAAACTATGCTTGGTATAGCGAAGATACAACAGACGCAAGCGGTGGCGTGACTGCCAAGTTTTATGTATATACTAAAAACACGGCTGGATCAGATAAACATATTTATTGTGCGGTATATGAAGACGATTCGGCCAATGACCAACCCGGGGCCATGGTGGGAGACATTGTAACAATAACGGTTCCGGCGCTAAGTCCAGAGGGGTGGTATAATACTGATTATGTAGAAACCTTGGCCGCGAGTACTTCTTATTGGGTGGTTTATGTAAACGACGGGTGTTATAATTACACAAAGGCAACGGGGACGGGTAACAGCGGATATTTCAATCTCGGTGACACAACGCTTGATGACCCGTTTGATGCGGGGGCCGAATCTATCAGAACTTGGGAATCTATCGCTTATGTCACGTATGCCGCGTCTGGGGGGATTGCGTTGGCGGGAGGTATTTCTGGCGCATCTTCCACCAATTCTTTCCTCCCCTACATCTACCACTACCTTGTTAACAACGTTGTTTCCGGGGCCGCGAGCCTTAATACACTTCTGCCCTATATCTATCACTACTTGGTGAACAACGCAGTCTCGGCAGTGAGTAGCCTGTCAAACTTCTTGCCTTACTTGTATCATTATCTTGTGGATAACATTGTTTCGGGGGCCACGACGCTTTACGGGAACATAGTTATCACATCGGAACAAATCATCCATGCTCTTGCGGGGGCCGTAAATGCGATAAGCAGTCTACCGTCTCTGTTGCCCCAGATTTTCCATTACCTCATTAACAATACGGTGGCCGCAGTAAGCAGTATATCGAATACTCTTCCCTACATAATGCACAGGCTTCTTTCGGACACTTTCGCGGCTGTTTCCTCTACCGTGGGGAATCTGGAAACATTTGGAGAAGGCGTACTCCAAGTTCTTGCGGGGGCCGTGGATGCTGTCAGTTCTACCTTCGGCAGTCTACAGTTGTTTGGAATCCGCCTTTTCACGGCCGCTGTTGACGGGGTGTCTACGATAATTGGAAACCTTACAAAAACAGGTGGGTCCGCTATAAACAAACTTCGTATCTACATGAAGATTCACAGAGGGAGGTTCTAATGGCTGTTACGGGAACGGGAACTGGTGTTTACACCCTCACGGCCTCCGGAGATATTGCTACGGGCGTATTCATTCTTAACTCTCTCAGGTGGGTCGGGGCCACTGCCGCAGGGCAAGTGTGTAGAGTGATGAACAGCGCGAGCAACACCATCTTTGTCGGGGAGGCCGATGGAGCCAACTTCACAGACGGGTGGGTATTTGACAGATTGTGGTGCGAGAACCCGAGGGCCGCGAGTCTGAACAGCGGGCAACTGCAAATCTACATGAGCGCGAGGTAGCTTATGCCTGTCGTTAAGCATCCGTACACTAACCCGGTGGCCGATGACGCCACCTCTTCGTGGGTCATGCCCTCCCACTGGAACGCAAGCCACACGATTCTGGGGTATACGTACAAAGATACGCTTTATCTAACTACCGCGGTTTCTTCTACGATTACTCTTTCCGGTTCGGTGGGGGCCATATTTGTGAGGATGTGGGGAGGGGGAAGCGGGGGCGCTGGGGCTTCTGCTTCTGCCGCAAACGGGGCCGCCGGTGGCGGGGGCGGGGCCGGGGGGTATTGCGAGTTTTTCATAGGCATATCCTCGATTACAACTACTTATCAGTATAAGTGCGGAACAGGGGGGGCCGGTGGTTCTGGTTCTGCCGCCGGAGCAGTCGGGATTACAACGTGGATTGGAGAGGCGGCACCTGGTACGTTTACAGCCCTTCCCGGGGGCGCTACTGCGGCACCGATAACGGTAGGTACGTCTCTCGCTTCTACGGCAGGAGGAGTTGGGGGATCTGCTTCCAACGGGACGTTTATGATTACCGGCCAGTCTGGAGAAAAGGGAATAAGGATTTCGGGTACGGTGGGGAATGGGGGATACGGTGGTATGGCCGCTCATGCTTATGGATATCAGGGGGTCGCGGGATACAGGGCGAATGGAGCTACGGCCGGTGGTTATGGATGCGGTGGGGGGGGATCGTATGTAGCATCTTCAAGTAGCGTAAAGGGCGGGGACGGGGCGCAGGGCCTTATTATTCTTGAGCAGTATTACTAATGGCCGAGGGTTTTCAGCCTACAGGGTTCCAGAGCGACGGGTTCCAAGGGACCGCCGGGGTTGTAGTAATACAGGAGCTTGCAGGATCAATAACATGCGTATCTACGACAGTTGGGAACATATTCCTTCTCCATGTCCTGCTCTTGGAAGCGGTGGCGGTGACGAGTGGAGTGACCGGGATGGCATTCCTTATTCACTTCCTTACTTCGACCATTTCGGGGGCCGCGACAACAGTGGGGAGTATCTTCTCTCTGATGGCCTTCGCGGGTATGACAGTTGGAACAGCGGTTCTGGGCGGGACGATGTTTCTACTTCACTACATTCAACAGATCACGGAAGCGATATCGGCCCTTGTCGGGAATCTGGATACATCGGGGGGTACGACGACCACTACTGCGGCCGCGAAGAAACCGAAGTATATGGGGGGAGTTATCCACTCTCGTAACAGGCGTCGAAGGTGACAGAGACAGAAACCAAGAAATACAAGGAGTTCCTTGAGCAAACCAAGGACGAGAATGAAGCCGCGACCCTATGGGTGAAGTGGAAGTGTCTTACCGACCTATTCTTTCTGGGATATGATATTCTCGGCATGAAAGAGGCGAAAGACAAGCGGGGCCGCCCACTTGTGGACCCCGTTTTCCATAGATGGCTTGCCGGTGTTCTGTCTACCAACGAGGATGTTATGTGCATCGTCCCTCGAAGGCACATGAAGACTTCGTGGGTCAAGATCAAGCTCATCCAGAACATCCTCCGCGACCCGTTTATCCGGCAAGCCCTTTATTCCTCCACGGCAGACCTTCTCGAACAGGAGTTGGCGAGCATAAAAAGGATGCTTACAAACCCTCGGCTTATACAATTGTTTTCCGAGGTTTTGGTTGACCCGGGTCCGAAGGGTACGGGCTGGCAGGTGAACAGGGCGAGCCAACTCACGGTCTGGCGCGACCCGAAAGGAAGCATCTCCCCTCCCCAAGAGTGCCAGATCGAGGTCTTTGGTATCGGGGGGAACCCCATCGGGAAGCACTTCGACGTTCATATCTACGACGATCTTGTGACTGACAAGAACTCTCAGACCATGGAGCAGTTGAACAAGACAAGGGAGTGGTACGGGTATATTCAGGGCGTCCTTGAGCCGGGAGGGCAGGAAATCTACATCGGCACTCCGTACCACTACGAAGACCTTACCAACTTCATCCGCAAAGAGAAGATATTCGATAACATCTATATTCGGCCCGTGATAGAAAATGGGAAGTTTATCTACTCCTACTTCAACCAGAAGATCATGGACCGTCTTCGTAAGCGCATGACGCCTTATCAGGTGTCGTGTCAGTATTACTGCGATCCGCAACCCATGGAGGATCAGCTTTTCCCTCCTCCCCAGCCTCAGTACCAGGAGCTTCCCAAGGGAAAGTACAACTACTACATGGCTGTTGACCCTGCGGCGACTGTGAATACGTGGTCCGACGAGACTGCGATTATCGTGGCCGCCGTGAACGAGATAGGATACGTGTTCGTGGAAGAAGCGTTCCACTTCAAGAAGACGGGCGACCAGACAGCGGAGTTCATTCTCCAGCTAAATGAGAAGTACAACCCCAGGAAGATCGGTATTGAGTTCGGCTTGCAGGAACATCTTCGCTACATTATCGACATGAAGAAATCGAACTGGGAGGCCGCGCAAAGAAAGCCCATATCCCTCCCTATCGAGCCTATCCAGATTACAAAGAGGGACAAGTATGACAGGATAAACCTGACTCTGGGGTCGTTCGTGCGCTCCCGAAGGATAGCGATAAACTCGCGTCTCACCGACCTTATGACCCAGATGGGTCTATATAACAAGAACTACGCAGGAAAGGATGACTTGGTAGATGCCCTATCCATGATTTTCTCTGTCGTGGAGCAGTTCAGTTTCAAGTACTGGAAAGACCCGTTGGGCCTTGTGAAGAAAGGCATCACAATCATGGATTTGTGCAAGAAGAAGACCGCCATGGGGTATGGCGACCGCTTCAGCAAGTAGGAGGAGGAATGCTTCATACCGTTGTTCTTTTGCTTATTGGAGTTTGCGTCGGGTACACAATAACCGATATCACCAAAAGAATTGTCGAAATTATCAGGAGGAAATATGGAAAGGTGTAGCAGGTGCGGGTTCCCGAACAACAGACCCGGGCTGATCTTCCGGGATGGTGTATGCGGGGCGTGTATCAATTACGAGAAGCGTAAGGATATCGACTGGGACAAGCGGAAGCAGGATTTGGAGGCTATTCTGTCCGCTTACAGGGGGAAACACAAGTACGACTGTTTGATTCCTGTCTCTGGCGGTAAAGATTCTCACTTCCTTGTACATCAGATGTGCTCTTTCGGAATGAACCCGCTTCTCGTTACCGTGACGGATTCCTTTACCCATACTCAGGCGGGAAGTTACAATCTGCGTAACCTTATCACCAAATACAACCTGAATCACTGGCAGTACACTATCTCGCACAACCTGTTTAAGCGGGCCACGCGAGCGGCTTTCGAGGCCACGGGAGAAGCCCTGAAGTTTGTAGAATACGCCATCTACACGATTCCGGTTAGAATTGCACAGCAGATGGGTATCCCCCTTGTTGTCTTCGGGGAGAACTCGGCCTACGAGTACGGGACTTCCGAGGATGATATTTTCAGCGCCAACGCGACCATCAGGAAGATGATTAACCAGTGCAACGACGAGAGGCCCATGTGGGACCGCTACAAGGTGACTTCCAAGGAGGTAGATTCCATCCTTCCCATGTGGATGCTTGGGGAGAACGACCCTCTCGTGATGTACATGAGCCACTTCTTCCAGTGGAGTTCGGTAACGAACCTTGCTCTTGCAAAAGAGATGGGGTTCAGGGACTTGACGGGGGAGTGGGACCGAAAGGGTACCATCGAGAACTACGAGCAGATCGACTCCGTGGCCTACATGGTCCACCTGTGGCTCAAGTACCCCAAGTTCGGGTGGCAGAGGGTCACGGATATCGCCACGCGAAGGGTACGGGACGGGACTCTTACCTATGCTCAGGGCCAGGATTTGATAGCGAAGAACGACAGCGTTCTTGATCCGTGGGCGCTGAAAGACTTCTGCGACACCATGGGGTATTCCGAGAAAGAGTTCTTTGACATTGTTAACAGGCACAAAAAGGAGTGGAAGTGAGTAACGAGGCTCTGTGGGCAGGACAGTTTGGAGACGATTACACCGTGAGGTGTGACAAGGATTATTCCCCCCGGATTAAGTTCTGGGGGGATATTGTCTACAAGGCTAAGTTTAAGAATGTCTTGGAGGTCGGGTGCGGCGGGGGCCAGAACATCAGCCTTCTTGCCAAGTACCTGCCGGCCCCCAGTAATGCGTGGGGATGTGATATAAACCAGAGGGCCTTGACGGGGCTTCGCACAAAGTATCGAGAGCTTAATGCGGTTAGGTGTTCTGCCTTCGACCTCCCGTTCAGGGATGACTATTTTGACATGGTATTCACGGCAGGAGTGCTGATCCACCAGAAGCCGGAAGAAGTGGATATCGTCATGCAGGAGATTATCAGGTGTTCCAACAGGTACGTCCTTTGTATGGAATACGACAACCCCATCTTCGAGGAGATTCATTACAGGGGGAAGGCTGGCGCTCTTTTCCGAGGCCCCTACGGGGACGTATACGAGAAGAAGTACGGGCTTAAACTTATTGACAAGGGATTCGCGGGGAAGGAGGATGGGTTTGACGACCTCACAGTCCATCTACTCTCGAAGAGATGACCCTCCGATTGCCATAGCGATTGTTCAGGCGAGGCTCAATTCCCAGAGGTTCCCCCGTAAGATGCTGGCCGACCTTAACGGAAGGCCAGTCATCGGGTGGGTTATCGACAGGCTCAAGAAGAGCAAGCTCTTGCATCAGATCGTCGTGGCGACCCCTGACGGAGAGATATCAGAGTACGCCCAAGCTCAAGGGTGTTGGGCGTACCTCGATACGGGCGACCCGAACAACGTACTGGGTAGATACATAAGGGCCGCTAATTGGAGTAACGCCGAACTGGTAGTAAGAGTATGTGGGGATTGCCCCCTAATTGATCCCGTTTTGGTTGACAATACGATATATGGCTATATCGACAATAGGGTTGACATAAGCACCAACGTTCTGCGGCGCTCCTACCCCAAGGGGATGGACGTAGAAGTTCTACACAGAAACACCCTAAAGCGTATGTATCATTTATCAGACGATCCCCTATATCGTGAACACGTAACACTTTACGCATACGACAACCCTGCGTTGTTTAAGTTTTTCCAACTCAGGGACGTTAACGATTACTCATACATTAACACTTCCGTTGATACTGTTCAAGACCTTGACAAAGTACGCAAATTTGTGTCTGCTAATAGTGGAGATTTCGGATATCGTGATGTTATCCGATATTTTGGGGGGTATTGATGGCACAGAACGTGTATGAACTACTTCTTGGACTCGGTGCGCCCCCTGAAACAATCCAGCGTCTTATGGCGCAGATGCAAGGAGGTTCACCGCTGTTCCAGTCTAAAAACGTGGGTATGAGAGGCAACCCAGCCGGGTTCAAGCCTGTCGCAAACTCCCCCCAGGGCATTTATCGCGGCCCTACTCCTCCTCGGGTCTGACGGTATGCCATTCTACGATGTTCTTTGTAAAGAACACGGGCGGCAGGAAGTCTTTGAAAACTCGGTTCCAACGGGTTGCCCCTTATGTCCATCTTGCGGACGGGAAGCAAAAAGGGTCTGGAATAGTCCTCCACGGTTCGTGGTTGACTTCTCGCCGGGTTGGGATCCGGGGGCGGGTAAGAACTTCTACGAGAAGCGGGAGCGTGACAACTGGCTCGCTTCCAAGGGTTCGAAGAAGCTGTATCCGTCCCCCAAGGGGACAAGGAAGGTAAGCAAAATCTAATGGCGGTGTTGGACTTCTTGAAGCCGGGGAAGGGTAAGAACAAGGAAGAGACGCTGAAGTTCAAGCGCCTGAAGACCGTTGTCGATAAGTTTTTCGAGGAAACCCAGGAACAGCGCGACGAGATGAGCCGCTATCTCAAGCGGTACAAGGGCGAGTGGTGGGACGAGAGCAAGCTCAAGGACACCGATTCGACCATCGTAGCCAATCTTATGTTCTCCACGGTTATGACGATTGCTCCCCTCATTACCGACAACCGCCCTATCTGGTCTATCAGGAGCCGCAAGCCCTACCTACAGAACTACTTTGACGGTCTGTCCCTGTCTCTCGAATACCTGTGGGACAAACTGGATATGGACGCGGTGACGTTCAAGTGGATTCTGGACGCCCTCATTATGAAGGTCGGTATTGTGAAACTGTACTTCGATCCAGAGGCAGAGTTCGGAGGTGAGCATAGAGTTGAGCTTGTCGATCCCCGTCTGTTCTTCTGTGCGCCGGGCTATGACGATATTTGGGATGCTCCCATTTGTGGGACTCGTATTAGAAAGCCGCTTTCTTGGGTTTATACCAAGTACCCAGACAAGGCCAAGAAGGTCAAGCCCGACGACGAGAATGACAAGTTCCCAGACGACGCAGAACAGTGGGAGCTTGAAAACAAGTATGTCACCGTGTACGAGGTTTGGCTCAAGGACGACACAGCGGAAGACTACTTTGTAAGGGTAGAGGCTGATAAGGAGTTCGAGACAGACAAGGAAACGGAGGGTGCGGAGAAGCGTTCTCGCCCCGCGTTCCCCAACGGCAGGATCGTGGTCTTCACTCAGGATGCAGTTCTTGAGGATAAGCCTTCTGCCTATAAGCACAGCAAGCCCCCTTACGTTGCTCTGTACGATTACATCGTTCCTCACTCCTTTATCGGGATGGGCGAGGGGGACCAGATTGAAGAACTCAACAAGTCCTATAACCGTTCACTACAGCTTCTCGATAACTACACCCGATATCGATGCGACCCGCCCATTTTCGCTGACACCAATTGTGGCGTGGACATCGAAGACCTCAAGAAGTCCATCCCTGCCGGTGGCGGGGTGTTCGCGGCAAACTTCGCGGCCATGCCCCAGGGGAAGCCCATTCTTGTCGGAGACATAGGCAACTTTGACCAGGCGGTCCTTCAGTTTATGACGGGCCTCTCGAAGCTCGTAGAGGAGATTTCGGGGGTCACGGACATTACAAAGGGCATGACTACCAAGAGCCAGAGGCAGTCGGCCACCGAGATTTCCACGCTGATTGAGTCCTCCTACACGCGGACGCGCCAGCGGGTAAGGAATTTCGAGTGGTCTGTCAAGAGGCTTCTGTACCTCATCCTGTGCAACTCTCAGCAGTTCTACACGGAGCCGAGAGAGTTCTCTCTGGGACGCGACGACAAGATTGACTACTACACGGTAGGGTCGTCTAACGCACAGGTGGCCGAGACTATCGGAACTCCAAAACCTCCAGAAGAGGGCGTGGAGCCTACCGAAGAGGACGCGCAGGTAGAGAAAGACTACATGCGGTTTATCGAAGAGTTTGGGGATGTGGACCCCGTATACGCAGAGTTCGACCTTGAGATTCAGACCAATTCCACCCTGCCTATGGACAAGCAGTCCTTGGCAAACCTGTTCTTGAGGCTCCTTGAGATGGCTGGGGGCAATCCTGTGACGGGTATGCCGATGTGGGAAGCGGCCCTCTCCGCCCTTAGAATCCCACGGTACAAGCAGATTATTCAGGACATGAAGGACAATTTCGAGAAGTCCATGCAACCCCCCGGTGGACAGCCGGGAGCGGGCGGTCCGGAGACGGGCGGCCCTGAAAACATGATGGCCCAGCTTATGTCAGCCGGAGGACAACCAAATGAGTGATATGGCTAAAGGGATGCCGCCGCAGGGAGCGCCCCCGCAGGGTCCGTCTCCCGTGATGAAAAATCTCAGCGTGTTCAATAAGAACGATGCCGCCCTTATGGGAGCATCTGGACAGCTTTCCCCCGATATGACCGTCAGGGACTTCCTCGGTCAGCAGGGGATTGATGTAGATGGACCCGTGACTCAGCTTGTAGAAATGGCGAAGAAGCAGGCCCAGAATGCCAATCCCATGAACAAGATGAGAAATATTGCGAACGATGCCGGGTTGAAGCCCGGTGGACAGCCCCCCACGATGCCGGGCGTTAAGCCCATGGTTGCACCCCCTGGACAGCCTGCGCCCGCCGGCATGGAGGGACTACTTAATAAGTTAGGAGGTAGGTAGACTATGTCAGACCAGACAGCCCCCCTTTCGGGACAAGGCGACAATACCCCCGCCTCTGCCGCTCAGTCGGCTATGGCGGATACGGTACACAGTTCGGGGCCGTTCTTCGAAGACGTACTCCCGGACGGGTCTAAGAAGGTTTTCAACAGCAAGGAAGATTTGGCGAAAGAGTGGAAGAGTTCCTATCTTCGGCAGTCTGATTATACGAAAAAGACGCAAGAGATTGCGGCCACCCGTAAGCAGATCGAAGAGGACCGCAAGAAGTTCGCCGAAGAGCAGAAGGCTTTTCTTGAAGGCAAGAAGAGGTACGATGAGTGGGATAAGTTGCTGAAGACAAGGCCCGACATTTACCAGCAACTCGAACGGGCCGCTACATCCCCCGCCGACCCCTCTGTTGCCTATGAGCGAGCGCGTGAGTACGCAGATGGTTCTACGCAGAAGCTACAGGAAAGGCTTGAGGCTCTGGAAAAACAGCTTGAGGAAGAGCGCACTAAGAAGGAGTTGGACTCCGAGATGGCTTCTCTACGGGAGAAGTACCCGGACTTTGACGAACCCGAAGTGATGGCTCGCCTTGAGTACCTGTCAGACGGTAAGACAGGCCCCTTGCTTGAGCTTCTGCACTGGGCGGTAAAGGGTCAGAAGTCCCCCGCACAGATTGAGCAGAAGATCACTGATAACCTGAAACGTAAGTCTACGGCAGGGATGGTTTCCTCAAAGGGAGCCGGACCTACAACCTCCAACAAGACATATCGGAACACTGACGAGGCCCGTGAGGCCGCAATGAGAGAGTTGGGCGTTACGCCTGACTCATAAGAGAATTGGAGGTGCTGAATGGCACTTAGTATTGACGAGGCAAATGCGGTATCGAGTAAGTATTTTGACAAAACCATCACTTCGCAGGTGTATGATGAGTCTCCTCTGTGGACCCGCCTGAAGAACAAGAACAAGGTTACTTGGGACGGCGGTACGCAGATTCAGTTTCCTATCAGGTATAAGGAAGCTGGCGTTGCGGAGGCGGTCGGCCCCCGGAGCCAGATTGCTTATCAGGCGAAGGAGACGAGGACCGCCGCTGTTCTGGATTGGGCCTACTACGTGACCAAGGGGATTATCTCCTGGGACGAGCGGACCAAGAACACCGGTAAGGCGCAGATCATCAATCTTATCAAGGACAAGACGCAGGAAATGAATGACGACTTGTTCGAGAAGTTTGCTGACGATCTGTATGCCACCTCTCAGGGGTCGCTGAATATCCAGACCCTTAACACGATTATCGGGACGACCTCCTCGACCTACGCTGGTATCTCTCAGTCGGATGCTACCGAGTGGTATTCCCCGGCGATTGATACCTCTACGACCCGTCTGGTTCTGTACGGAACCTCTGGGTCGCTGTCCGCGATGATTAATACGGCTACCTTCGGGAAGAAGATGCCCGACCTTATCATCACCACCCGCAACCTGTTCTCCAAGGCAGAGAGCCTTCTTGAGCCTCAGAAGCAGTACAGTGGGAACAGTGATCTTGCGAAGGCAGGGTTCAGTTCCGTGAAGTTCCACGATGTTGATATCGTGTCGGACGCTCACTGTCCGACCTCGGCTATGTACTTGCTCTGCACGGACATGCTTGAGATGCGGTATCACCCCGACTTTAACTTCAAGGTGTCTGACTGGGGTTCGCTTGAGCAGATCGGGTTCCCCAACGCCCTTGCGAAGAGCGTGTCGTGGGCTGGAAATCTTGTGTGCAGGATGCGTAAGGTTCAGGGCCGTTACTCGGCTCTTGACTACACCCTGTAAGTGATTCGGAGGGGCGGAAGCCCCCCAAGTGTAAGGAGATAGACAATGAGTTATTATGGCGGTGATGTAAGCACTTATAAGATTCGCCACGGTTCCAATTTCAAGAGGGAAGACGCGGACGGCAGGGTTCATATCTTTGCCCACGCGGGAGCCTCGGCCACGGCGAACGTTCCCAAGATTCTTCAGAGGGTGTGTAGCGCCTCTAACCCCCTTGTGGGCGTGGGGTATTTTGCGACTGCGGTGTACTCCAACGGCCTTGCTTCGGCAACTTCCGCGCAGTGGCCCAGGTACTACGTTGGGATCCCCGCGACCAACGTTCCTTCTGATACTGACGGGTGGTTCCAGATTGGAGGCCCGTACATCGGGGTTCAGCTTACCTCGTCTGTTGACAACTACATCAACTGCGCGATCAAGTGGACGGGGGCGGCGTTCCTCTGCTCTTCATCTGGACAGTTCGCGGCGACCGTTGCAACGGACAGCCTTATCAACACCTTCGCGGTTTCGCTGTCGAGCGTCTCGCAGGGTACGTATGACTGGTACCTGTTCGGCGATCCCATCGGGGGTATGGCATCGTAGGCATGGCGGGGCGGGCTTCGGCTCGCCCCACTATAAGGAGTATTAAATGGCTTTGACTGCAAGTCTTGATATCGGACTGAGCGGGAACCCCGAACTTGATTCGTATAAATCGAGGGGTTTCAAGTTCTATCTGGGGAGGCTTACGGGCACGTATGGGGGTGCGCTTACCACCATGACTGTCCCGGGCCTCGCTAATGTAGCGTTTGTGAGTATACCTCCCGCTTCGGGTTTCATGTTTGACTACAACGTTGGTACTTCAAGGTTCGCCGTGCGTACGGGTAGCCTATCTTGCACCGCGTCGTATGCGGAGGGATATCTGGCAAGCGGTAGCACATCACTCGACCTTACCTCGTTTACGATGATGTGGAACAACGTTGCGACTACGGGTCTTCCCTTCTTTGCCATCGGGCTGTAGGGGGTAAAAATGGGTGTATGGGAACAGAACCCCGCCCGTGCAAGAATCAAAATGGATGGTGGTGGCTCCGCTACGGCTTTCACGGCTGTAGCGGGTGCCCGGTGGGTTTTGCAAGCGGCGGCATTTGGGTGGCGTAACGCGGCATCCAGTATCACTGTTTGTCTCATGGAGCATGACTCCACGAACAGTGCGACGTTCCTTTGCTTTGCCACATCGGTCACCAATGGTTTCCAGACATTCTTTCTTGGGGATCACGGGATACAAGCGTCTTCATCTTATTCTTCTCGAATGGCTCTGAATATCGGTGCCATTACGGGGACTTTCACGGCGTTGTTTACAGGATACTACGTAGGAAAGTAGATGAGTGTATTCATGCAGGATCCCGTAAGATACAGGGGGATAATCGACGGATCAAACTCCGTGACGATGTTCCCCTCTGTTACCGGGACGAGGTGGGTACTTACGAATGCCTTCATCGGGTTTGAAAATGCAAGCACGATAAGTGAATTCAGTCTCATAGAAACGTATGATTCTGTCAGTAGCGTTTTTATGAAGTGGGGGTCCACGGTAACAAGTGGTGCGTACAGGTTAAACCTTGGCGTCGTTGGTCATCAGGCGTCAGAAACCTGTAGCGGGCTTAAAATGGCCGTCGATGTCGGGGCCACCGGAACGGGATCATATAGTCTTGCATTTGACGGCTATAGGACGGGAGGGGGATACTAATGACTCTGGCGGAGGGCAGAGCAAAAGCAGGGACGGTCTTCAAGACCTGTGAGTTCTGTGGGAAAGTATATCAATCTCAGTGCGCTTCACGTTTGTGGAGATCAAAATACTGTTCCCTGAAGTGTTCTGCGACTGCCCGAGGCACGAAGGTAAACCTATCTCGGTTCCATGGGTATACAAAGAAGGGCGGAAGGCCGGATAATCTGAAACCCCAGATATGTGAGGTTTGCCAAAAGGAATACAAGCCCACTGGTAATAAGCAAAGAATCTGCAAGGAATGCGCCCCCACCGATACATGGGCACTTCGTTGTATTAAGTATGGAATCTCAAAGATGAAGTGGGAAACCATGCTGGAGAACCAGGGTGGTCACTGTGCCCTATGCAACAAGCCGGCTACCGTTGTTGACCATGATCATAAAACGGGGAAGGTAAGGGGGTTGCTATGCCATGGGTGCAATAGACAAATAGCGGCATTTGATGACACCGAGTGGTTTGGAAGGGCGAGGAGATATTTGGAATGACATTATCTACACAAACTGTCCTCGCGGAAAGATGGACCCGTTCGGCGGGAGCCAACACTATCTCTACGACCTCAGACGCAACTAAGATGTACATTAACGAGGGGTGCAGGGAGTTCTCCAAACGGGTCCACGGTATCGCCACGGAAGCGTTCATTGTTCTCACACCCAAGTTCGATCTGGATGCTAATTTCGCCGTCAATCTCACCATCAGCGGCGGTGACGATGCGATGGCGGCCACGGATGTACCGGTTGCCTCCTCTACCCTGACGAACGCGACCCCGACCACCGTGGCGGCTCACATGGCTTCAAATGTTAATGCCGCTGTGGTAGCAGGGGGCGGGTCTGGAAGTGTGGTTATGGGCTGGACGGCCTCGTCTTGGACGTTCTATATGTCGCCAAGTGGAACCCCAACCGCAATCTCGTCTACGGAGCCTGTCGATCAGAGGTACATCGACGCTAACGATTGGGTATGGGGGGGCGCGCTTTCTATCGCAGATACTACTCTCACGGGGGCCATCCCCCTGAATTGCAACGTGGAGCAGTCTCTGCCTTCGGGATTCCTTGAGATGGAATATGTCATGTTCGGAGATACGGAGGTCGTACCAGCCCCCTTTGACTGCTTCATCAAGCCCTATTCTACGGGCGCACCGCAGTACTACTCGGTGAAGAACAAGCTCATCAGGCTTGAGCCGGTGCCGGTGGAGCAGGACTACTTTAAGATTTTCTATACGGGCTTCCCCACGGACCTGGGGGTGGACGGGTCAAGTGACTCTGTTTCCTGCCCCCTGCCAGAAGAGGTTCACATGGCCCCTATCCACTGGGCGGCGGCAAAACTGTTTGACGAGGCGCACGAGTTTGACAAGTCTATCTATCACCAGCGGGCGTTCAACGATATTTGCACGGACTACAAGATACGGGAAGCGAATAACAATCCGACTCTCTTCCCATCCGGAGGTAGCACGATCCCGCCAAAAGTGGTGAGCTAATGGCGGCACAGCAGTTCGACTTCGCAAACTTCAGGGGCGGGTACTTCACGGATGTACCAGACGACCTCATGGAGAACTCCGAGCTTCGTACCGCAGAGAACGTGTACTGGCGGGACGGGCTAAAGAAGAGAAAGGGGAAGGCGTCTCTCACCTCTTTCACGGGAACTGTGAGGGGCGGTATCAGGGCGAAGTTGGCTTCCGTGTGGTACACGATTCTTGCGGTGGAGCCTACGGGGGCCGCCGTGGAACTGCGCTACGGTACTAACACAGCCTACACTACCTTCTCTCGATTTGATGCTGACGCGGCCACTATGACTTATACTGGGGCAGTCCTTGCCAACGGGAACGATGTACAGTTCGCGGTCCTTGACGAGCGCGTGGTCGCAGTCAACGGGTATGATAAGCCTATAGTCATGCGTACCTCGGCATCCTCTTTTCTTCTCGATACCGTCGAGAGATACGACACGCGGACCCACGATAACGACTCGTGGGACGTTGGGCAGTACTTCCCCTCTCTAACTACTACGGCTTACGTTACGGATACCGTGGACGCCCAGTCTGTTACCGTGGACGACTTTGACCTCGCCACTACTTCTGGAACAAGTGGGTTCTGGGTAGGGTGCGGGCACACGTTCAACAGGGTCGAGCTTTACGGCGTTATGGCTAATAGCACTATAACGGCGGGCCGGTTTACGTGGGAGTACTACGGGAGGGCTTCAAGCGGCGGCGCGACGGGGTGGATAGGGTTCACTCCTACTACCCTTCCGACCTGGGCCTCGGCTGGCGACAAAGTAATAGAAATGACTTTCCCGATCGACGGAAGCACCAACGAGATTCTGGTAGACAAGATCGCTACTGTGAACTCTACGGTGGGAGGGGTCTACGCTATGCGGGCTATCGTGGAGAACGGGTGTTCTGTTACGTGGGCCGCAGACTACGTGAAGGTGAAGCATTCCCAGTACCTTACCCAACTCTGTCTTAACGACAAGCCCGATACCGTGGCGACGCACAAGAGTCACCTGTTCCTCGGTATGGGCAACTGGCTTCGCCATTCTCCCCGTTCCACCTTGAAGGGGTGGCGCGAGGAGAACAAAGAGTACTTCACCGAAGGAGGGTATATTCAGGCCATGGTTCCCCATGTGGACTATCTCGCAGTCCTCCTCGACAACGCGATCTACGGTATCTCTGGGAACTCGTGGGAGAACTTCTCAACGAAGCTGATGAACAACACGAAGGGTCCGATCAATAAGCGGTCTGCGGCCCTCGTGAATGAGGAGATTTACTTCGTGGCCCGTGACGGTATCTACGGATGGAACGGGTCCAGACTCCTCAAACTTAGCAAGCACATCCAGTCTGACTTTGACGCTTTCACGGCTACCAACGCGGCGGCCACGAAGATCAATAGCGAGTACTGGGTATCCTTCCCATCCAACTCCTACACACTCATTTTTGACCCCGATACCTACAGGCTTGACGATGTGGGGGACGGGAGGATGAGCTTCTACAAGTTCACGGGGTACGCGGTAAACCAGTTCCTACCTTACACGGGGGCCGGGGACACCGGTAACCTCATGGCTGTAGTGAATGCAACCTCTACCGCAAGGTTGGATCAACTCGAAACAGGCAACTACGATTTAATAGGGTCTACCGCAACTATCCCCATGGTTATAAGAACAAGGGATATGCCCTTTGGTAATGGACAGCAGAACAAGTTGTTCAGGAGGCTCAAACTCGTTCTCGGACAGGTTTCCCTTACGGGCGGCGGGGTGTACACGATCAAGCACTACGCGAACAACGCGGCGGGAGAAGTGACCGCCTCGGCACAGTACACGGCGGCCACGGGAAGCGGTAACGACATAACCTACTTGGGAATCCCCCCTGGTATCGACGGATACACATATGGTGTGTATATCGCTCACGACTCCAAGTGTGACGCCCGTCTTCTGGGATTCTCGGTTGAAGTAGAGAAGAGGAAATACTAATGGCATTTGAACTACCGATTGCCCCTCCTTCCGGGCTAAATGCTGAGGAGTATCAGGCGTGGAAAACTGCCCATAGAGCCTCTATTAGTGGAGCTATTTGGGATCAGTATAACTCTTGGAATACTAAGATTAACACGGCCCAAGCGTCTCTTAGCCAGTGGCAGAATGCTTGGAAGCCCATGCAGTGGGAAGGTTCTGATTGGCAGACCCGCTACAACCAGCAACAGGGCGGGATGGATGACCTCGCGGCTCAGATTAGAGGATGGAATCCCAACAGTTCTGCTAACATGGCCGGGGCTAACGAGTACGCGGCCGGGCTTTACGGGATGACTCCCGAACAGTGGTCAGCTATGCAAGCACAGAACGCCCAGAGAATGAGCGACCCCAATTTCGCGGCCCAGACAGATGCAAGCGCGGCCAACGCCTATCTTGAAACTCTTGCTAACTCTTCCTTCATGCAGGAGCAGGACAAGTCCATGCGGGTAGCGATGCGGCAGGCTGAGGAGCAGATCGGGAAACAACTCGAATCTATCTTTGGGGAGCGCGGTGGTCTGGGAGGGTTCCAAGCCGCCTATGAAATGACTTCTCAACTTCAGAGTTCCTACCTACAGCAGAAGACTCAGCAGAACCTCGGAGTGTTCAATCAGGCCGTCTCGGCCGTGAATGCGAACAATCAGTACTTCCAACAGCTTATTCAGCAGGGGGCCATCTCTGGGAGGGACTACCTCCAATTCAGGTTCGATCAATTGCAGACAGGATATCAGAACTATCTCATGTCCATGTCTCAGACCATGCAGGAATGGCAGACTCTCGAACAGGTGGACGAGAGCCAGTTCCGTCAGGTTTCCGCGAACATAGAGTCGCAGATTAACCAACTCACCGACCAGATGGTGCGCGAGATGGGTGGGTATTCAAGTCCAGACGAGTACCTTGATGCTATGTATGCAAGGTGGGAGGCGGACGCCATTAACGAATCAGCAATAGAGGACTCTCACTGGTGGAAAACAAAAGAGCAGGATCTTATTGATACAGTGAACAAGAGTCCGGGATTGTGGTTTATACCGGGTATGCCCTTGGTATGGCTCGCGTTAAAAATTGGCTCTTGGATTCAGGGGTAAGTAATGAGTGTAGCAGAATACTACGCCAACAAGAAACAAAAGGGCATGGAAGACTTCATGGGGTTCATGAAGACCGGGGTCAAGGCCGGGGTATCCGTGGCCCGGGCCGCCGCTGGGGACTGGGTGGGAGCCGTGGGTATGTGGGTTCCCGATATTGCTAAAAGCCTTGGGGACGCCAAAGGTATGTTTGACAAGTGGCAGGCAGGGCGCGGGCAGATTCAGCCCTTCGTGTCAAGCTCTGATAGGGGGTTCTAATGCCAGTAGGCGAGACAATAGCGGATTACCTTCGCGGACGGCGAGCGGAGAAAAGAACAGTAGGGAACGATAGATGGGCGAAGCTCATGGACGCCGCCAGTATGGGGTCAGATATCTGGAAGACCCTGAGTGGGCGCAAGTACGGGACCTCGGAGCGAGAGGCCGCGCAGGCATACGGGACTAACGAACGTCTCGGCACACAAGCGTTCTCTGCCGGACAGGCCGCACAGACCAGAGGATTCCAAGCAGAACAGGGTCTATACGATAAGGCATTTAATGCAGAGCAGAATGACCTTGATAGGGCCTTGCAGAGAGAACTGGAAAAAGCCCGGATGGAAAGGGACGCCGGAGAAAGAGCAAAGCAAACCATGTCTGCTCTTGCGGCATGGACTCAAAGGGCTTACGAACTTGCTTTGAGCAACCCCCTATTCGTCACTAAGGAGGGCCAGTTTGACATGGCGAAGAAAGAGGAACTCAGGCAATTCCTGTATTCCCAAGTTGACAATTACCCGGGCTTAACAGACAAGGAAATAGAGTGGGCCAAGGGATCGTTTAATGGATATGTAGATAAGTGGGGTGTTGCTCCAACAGTCGATCAAGGCGGAGCCAAAGACTATATCTCCATATTTAAAAAAATCGCAGATACCGTCAAAAATATAGCGGCCCCTGCCTATGACACGGGAGGAATGACTAACAAAAGTTGGGCTGGGCCAGAATCTTCCCTTGAAGCAGAGCTTTCCAGTATGATCCCTGCGTTGCAGGGGGAAGATAAAGAAGTAGCTCAAGCCGCCCTTAATATGAGCGCGAACCCTGGTAAACTTGGAAAGTCTAATTACGAAATGCTTTATAGGGTGGCGCAATACCTCAAGACAAAGCTGGCTCCTGTTGTTCCTCTGCGGCCCCCTACTGGTAGAATGAGAGACTACACTCAATAATGAACCTCAGTCCCCTCCGGTCTACTCTCACCCGACTCTCCTCCCCTCTCTCCCGACAGACCGGCGCCGGTGATACCTCTATACGCCCCTATGCCAATCAAGTAAAGCAGGAAGACGAGAAGAAGCAGAAACGCTTCCAGCCTGTCAAGATGATTCTGGACCTCCTCCAGAGGGGGCAGTACCTCACAGCGAACATAGCAGATGAAGTAGAAGAGTCTTTTCGTACCGGGCGGCCTCTTGGGGAGTCTACGGTAGAAGTGTTGAAAGCGGCCTTCCAAGGTATCACGGGTCAACGTAAGGGAGACTGGGAGACGCTTCTGTTCGGGGGGAAGATTGAAGGTACCTCCGATCAGGCCGGTGAGAGGCCGGGGTGGATTCCTGGCGACTGGGGCGACGACCCTCTGTTGAAGTGGAAGAACGCCAAGGAGGGTGCTACCGGGCTCGGTGAAGGTATCCTGCGCCCCCGTAAACTGTTGGGGATGGCGGCTAACATAGCTCTTGACCCTACTACATACATAGGGTTTGGCCCTACGAATGCGGCCAAGGCGGCGGCAGGGAAGTTCGCCAAGGACGCCCTGAAGCTCAAGATTGCCACAATGGGGGCAGATGACTTCGCTAAACTGGGCGTGAAGTTCGGCGAGAAAGCCGGCAAAAACGTAGACGACATAGCTAAGATTATCTCCAAAAGCTCCATAGGCAAACAGTTCATGGAGGAGACGTACAATAAGGCTTTCCAGACGGCGTTGCGTAGGCCAGAGAAAGAGCTTGTCAAGGAGTTGTCTCCCCAAGTGGAGGAAGCCCTCACCCGCTCCATGGGCAATCAGGGGCTTACCGATCTTCTGGGCAAGATGGACTTCGGCTACGGGGCCGCAGGCGAACGCGCTTTCAGACTTGGGGGGAAGCCCATGGGGGCCAGTGTGAGAGAGCCTTGGGCACCCACGAAGGCGTGGGATGCCATTAAAGCGCGGCTTGAGACTTCCCCTGTGGGCGCGAAGCTGAAAGACGCTTGGTGGTCCCGAATGAACAACGGTCCCATCGGCTCCCTGAAACGAGCCTTTGGTATCCGCAACCCCTACGAACAGCTTGTCCACCTTACCAAGCGGAGAATCTCTGATATCGGTATCCATACCGCCGCCGAGGAAGAGGCTTCCAAGTTTAACCAGTTGTTTAAGGGGCTTGACGAGGAATCCAAGGACAAGGCTGTACAGATCATGGCCGCCGCAGAAGGCGGTACCGAACCCGTTTCTCAGCGCATTCTTGACCCTTTGTTCCAACAGGCGAACGACATCAAGCCCGAGGAGATAAGCAAGTTCCAAGGGCTGTTCGAGAAGCTAAAGACGGTAAGCGACGATTGGTTCGCCAAGGAGCGAGACGCGGCGGCTATGGCGGGGCTTCCCTTCGACGTAGAGCCGAAGATTGTCTATATGCCTCAAAAGCAGGGCACGGGGGCCACGGCAGGAAGTCAGTTGGGGCGCGGCGGTCCGCAGGGCACAGGCTCTACCGGGTTCACGAAAAGCAAGAGCATGTCCCTTGGTCAGAAGATTCAGAACAACGCCGCCGTGTTTGACTATCTCATGCACGACAAGTTGGATGCGGCATACAAGGCTTCTGGGTTTGCAGGAACATACCAAGAGTTCCTTGAGGATTGGGTACGCAAGAACCAACTTACCGAGTCAGCTATCGACCTTCAGACTGCCTTCACCCTTCGCGGCCAGGATCACGCGAAGGCCATGGCTAAGTACGAGATGGTGGAAGAGTTCCGCCAGTTTGGTATCCCAATTCAAGACGCGATTGCCGCAGAACCGAGACTCGGAGATGCTCTTATGACCTTCGGGGAGGGCACTTCCAAACTTGGGCTTTACAAGGTTAACGTAGATGGGTTCAAGGACTACATCTTCGACGAAGAGGTAGCGAAAACCCTCACCAATATGAACATGGCCCTTGGCAATGGCCAGGCGGCAGACGAGTTCACCAAAGCCTTCGGGTGGATGACCCAGTGGTGGAAGGGGACGGTACTTGCCACCCCCGGGTATCACGTTAGAAACTGGATATCAAACAACGTGACAGGCTTCTTGAAGTTCGGTCCCCGCTGGTTCCGAGAAGATAAGTATTTCGGCCCCACGGCAGTAGGGACGATGTACGCCATGCACCCCGAGAAGTACATGGACTTGATTACCAAAGAGTTCAAGGCTTCTCCTGCGTGGGTAGAGAAGCAGTTGAACCATAGGATCGGTGATTTCACGGTCCGCGAGTATGCGGACTACTTCCGTAGCACGGGGCTTCTCTCCTCCCGTACTCAGGCGGCGCAGGAGATAGGGCAGAAGGCCCAGAAGTCATGGATGGAGAAGGCTTCCGCAAAGAACTTCGCCCCCTTCAAGATATCTCAGCGGATCGGGGACTTTAACGAGAACACCGCCAAGTTCAAGTCTGCCCTGATGGACATGGAAGATATGATTGGTAGGGGAGGGCAGACAGCGGGGGACTTGTCGGAACGCCTGGCGACCCAGAAACAGTACTTGGAGTATGCCGATCAAGAGGCAAAGAAGTGGTTCATAGACTACTCAGACCTTTCGGACTTCGAGAAGAAGACGCTTGGGAAGGTTATCCCCTTCTACTCATGGATTCGCCACAACGTAGCCAACCAGATTTCAGGGCTTACTCTGTACCCGGAAATGTACTCCGTAATTCCCAAGGTTCGGGGGGCGCTGACAAACGACGAGGACTTTGACTACACCATCATGCCCGACTATATGAAGAATCAGGGGTACTACCCCATGGGTCAGACAGAGCCGGGCAACTTCCTTATGCGGTGGGCCAACCTCCCCATCGAAGACTTGAACAAGATCCCGGTACTCTTCGAGGAAGGGAACATTCTCAGGCCGAAGTTTAGCGGGCGC